CAAAGTATCGTAGTCCTGATTTAAGTATGGGCGATCCGGGTGTTCGCAAACATATGCAGCGTGTCAATGTAAACTATGCACCAGAATCCACTATCGATGCTGACTTATTTGTTCGATATGATTATGAATCAAACACATCTACAAGACCTGCTGCATACCCCTTAGATAGTACGAATGTTGCAGGTATATATGGCACATCAATATACGGTAGTGCTGTGTACGGTGGACCTTCACAGCCCATCGTTAGAAAAGCAGTGGAAGGTTCAGGGTTTGCAGTTGCTTTGCGGGTAGAAGACGGGGCAACCGCCACAGCCCCATATACTCTAAAAGGGTTTCAATTAGAATTTCAAGTGGGAGCAAGAAGGTAAATGGGCGCAAATTATACACGGCAGTCCACATATACTGACGGTGATACGATCAGTGCTGCCGACACCAACGATGAATTTGACCAACTGCTTGCAGCGTTTGCAGCAAACACAGGACATACCCACGATGGTACGACAGGTGAAGGTGGACCAATTACATCTCTGTTTACAAATGCAGTAACATTTGGAACCGGAGCAGACACTGATGTATCCATAACGTTCGATGCAAACAGCAACGACGGTGTTATTACGTGGATGGAAGATGAAGATTACTTCCAGTTCTCAGATGAAATATTGATGACCACGACAGAAAAGATTCTGTTTCGTGACACGGCACTATCCATAAGTTCGTCTACCGATGGACAGCTTGATATTGATGCCGATACAGAAGTTGAGATTACTGCACCTCTTGTTGAGATGTCTGCAGATGCAACAGTGGGGGATGACTTTACGTTAAAGTCTGATGCCGCTATTCTTGGTTTCGGGGCAGATACAGATACCACACTTACACATGTAGCCGATACAGGTTTGCTACTTAACTCTACCCGACAGTTACAGTTTGGTGACAGCGGCACATATATTCATCAATCAGCCGATGGTGTGCTTGATCTTGTGTCCGATACAGAGATAGAAATCAACGCTACAACAATTGACATGAATGGTGCAGCAGAACTGTCAGGCAACCTGACTCTTGGTGCCCAACTGCGTATGCCGGACAACACTGCAAACAAGATACTTGTAGCAGATGGCACTAGTTTTGAAGAAAAAGCTGTTGGTGATTTATCTTCACTTAGTAGCGTTGCCTCTGGTGACTTACTTCTTATTGTTGACGTTGATGATAGTAACAACTTAAAAAAGATAACCAGATCTGACTTGGTTACAGGTCTTGCTTCTGGAACTATGACCGATGTTGTTGATGATACCAGCCCACAGCTTGGCGGTAACTTGGACATGAATGGTCAAGATATCGTAACTACATCAAATGCTGATATTGAACTTGCCCCCAATGGCACAGGTCATGTTACGATTAAGGGTAACACCAATCAAGGTACGCTTCAACTTAATTGTGAGGCTAACACTCACGGTCAGCAAATCAAAGCTGCACCACACTCAGAAAGTGCTAGTAATGTCCTAACTCTTCCTAGCACAGGTGGTGATGCTAGATTAGTGTCAACATCCTCGACCGCTACACTTACAAATAAAACTATTGATGCCAGTCAGCTTTCCGGCACAGTCGCCAATGCACGTCTTGATGCACAACTGCAAGATGTAGCTGGTCTTGCGGTTACAGATGGTGGCTTTATTGTTGGTGATGGTTCAAACTTTGTGCTTGAGACAGGTTCTACTGCACGTGCATCTATTGGGGCAGATAACGCAAGCAACATTAGTTCAGGAACATTAGCTGCTGCTAGGATGGCTGCCGCACAAACAGCTATCACATCTATCCTTGCAACAGACGTTAAGATAGGTGAAGATGATCAGACCAAGATTGACTTTGAGACTGCAGATGAAATACATTTCTACGCAGCCAACGCTGAACAGGTGTTTGTATCAGATGGTGTGTTTGGGCCACAGACAGATAGCGATGTAGACTTAGGCACAACAGGTGCAAGATTTAAGGATGCTTTTATCGACAGTGTTACTGTTACAGGTGATGTGGCTGTGGGCGATGATGTTACAGTGGCAGGTAGAGCATCTGGACACGTAACTACAGACAATGATGGTAGCTTTGACCTTGCTGTTGGCAACGATTTCAAATGCACACCTAGTGGTAACTTTACCCTTACGTTTACAAATGCAACCGCTGGGCAGTCTGGAAATATATTACTGATTAACAGTGGTGGTCATACAGTATCAGCACATGCTGACGTAGCAATCAACGCTACTGCTTTAACAGCACTTACAACGGCTGGTACATACCATCTTGGTTATTACTGTAGCGCATCATCAGGCAATAATACTATAGCCGTATCCGCATCAGGGGCTTTGACTTAATGAGTTTAATTAAATCTAATCTTGGTGGATTAGGCGGCTCCGGTGCGCCGGGCGGTGCGCTGGGTTCATTTTTTAGTCACACCCTTGACCAGTCTTTGCGTTTTGACTCAGGCAAACTCACCAAAAGCATAACTTCCGCAGGAGACGGAAAAACTTTTACCGTTTCAATGTGGGTAAAAAGAGCCACAACAGGTGCTGACCATGAGTTGATTGCGGCGGGTCAAGGTAGTGACGGTGTTTTTGCATGGCGTTTTCGTAGCGATGATACGATGCAATTTGCAACAAGATATGTAAATACGAATGGTGCAAATTTTCAAATAGCAAGACGAGGAACAAGAGTATTTAGAGATGTGGGGGCTTGGTATCATTGCGTTTTAGCGGTTGATACTACTGTTTCTAGTGCGAGTAGTAAGCTTGATTATTTTAAAATTTATGTAAATGGCGAAGACATAACATATGATTTCACTACAGTAACAAACACCGAAGAATCTGTTGCCGCAACTTACAATGATACTACACGGTGGAATCAGGCTAATAACAAAGATCAGAGTGTAGGATATAATCAAGCGTTTACGACAAATTATTTTGCTGGATACCTAGCTGAAATTCACTCTATCTCTGGAACCAAATTAACTGCAGATAGTTTTGGCGAAACGAAAGATGGGGTTTGGATACCAAAAGAATACACCGGGAGTTATGGAACAGGAGGGTTTTATTTTGATTTTGCAGATAGTTCTGACATAGGAAATGATGCATCTTCGGGCGGCTCAAATGATTATACTCCTTCAGGTCTAGCCGCCAGCGATGTGGTTTTAGACTCGCCCACAAATAACTTTGCTACGCTTAATCCGCTATTTAATTCTGTAAGCCAAGCCGTATTGTTGGAAGGCAATTTAAAAGCAGAAACGGCTGGTTTTACTTCAAGTGCATTTGGTTATGGTGCAACATCAACATTTGCAATCCCTAAAGACAAAAAAATATATATTGAAGTTGAATGTACTGATGTAGCTGGTGATAGCTGGTTTGCTGGTTTTGCTACGCAGACCTCTATTGAAACTGGCGTTGGTGGCAACACTGGTAGTGATGGATCAATCAATGTTTACAATAGAAGTGTCAAAATAAATGGCAGTGAAAATGATTACGGGTCAAGCGCAGGTCTTGGTGGGCTTGGCGTAGCAAAATTAGCTGCTGGTGATATTCTTGGCTGTATGTGTGATGGTGCAACTGGGAAAGTTTGGTTTAGCCGCAACGGAACATATTTTAAAACCCCAACTACTAATGACAGCGGCACGACTGGCGACCCAGATAACGACAGTCACGAAATTGGTACGTTAACTAACGGCACAACAGAAGATATATTTCTTGTTCTTGGCGGTGGCACAAATGCCAATAATATATTCGTAAACTTTGGGCAAGATAGCCAAAACATAGCCAGCGCAAATGCAGACGGTAATGGTATTGGCACGTTTGAATATGCCCCGCCGACAGATTATCTTGCTCTTTGTTCCAGTAATTTGACCGATCCAACAATCGGCCCCGGACAAAGCAGCCAAGCTGACGATTACTTTAACACTGTGCTGTATACTGGTGATTCTGACAACGACGTGACGGTCACAAATACATTTGCCGCTGATTGGGTTTGGATTAAAAGTAGAAGTCGTGGAGATCATCATTTTTTGCAAGACACAGTGCGTGGATTTGGTGGGTCGAAGTCGTTAAGCAGTAGTTCCACAGGCACTGAGGGCTATAACGGTGGTGCGCCATCAAGCCAAAATATTGTTACAACTGACAGTTCATTGCGAGTTGTCGGAGCAGATTTTGCAACTAATAGCGCAACATATGTTGCTTGGAACTGGAAAGCTGGCGGCACAGCGGTCAGCAACACTGATGGCAGTATTACGTCAAGCGTATCGGCGGCACCAGATGCTGGGTTTAGTATTATCAGTTGGACTGGTGCCGGTGCTGACGGAACTATCGGTCACGGCCTCACCAAAACACCAGAATTTTTTATGACTAAAAATCGTGATTCAACAAGAAATTGGGAAGGTTTCCATAAAGACCTCACAACGGGCTATGTAATTTACCTAAATCTTACTAATGGTCAAAACAACGCTGGTAGCACCTATTTTCAAGGTGGGTATTCTGCCGCAACATCTAGTGTTATTAGTTTATCAAGTTGGTTAAACTTGTCGGCTGGTCACAGATTTATAGGGTATGCTTTCCACAGCGTTCCCGGCTACTCAGCCGTTGGCAGCTATGTCGGCAACGGTTCCTCAGATGGCACGTTTGTCTACACAGGGTTTAGGCCAGCGTGGATTATGACTAAGCGCACAGATAGCACATCGAACTGGCTTATCATTGATGTAAAGCGTGATATTGATAATGTGTCACATCATCGTTTGATAGCTAATTCTACTAATGCTGAAGCAACAAGCGTTGTTGCTACAATGGATATTTTAAGCAATGGCTTTAAACGCAGAGATACAAATACAGATGTAAACGCATCAGGCGGCACTTACGTCTACCTCGCCTTTGCCGAAGCCCCATTCAAATACGCCAACGCACGATAGGAGATAGAAATGCCTTGGAAATACAACAACACTATCATCCGCGCTGGCAAAAGCTGGCGTGATGATAACGGCATCACCCACCCCGCAACGTGGATGCGCTGGACAGACGCTGAAAAGAAAGCAGCAGGGCTGGTTTGGGAAGATGCACCAGCTAGTGAGGCACCGTTTGACAATCGCTTTTATTGGGGTCGGCAAACAGATGGCACGTTAATTCCAAAAAGTCTGACAGACATTAATGAGGTTGATGACAATGGCGATGCTATCTTAGATTTAGATGGCAACCAGCTTGTAACGCTTGGCCTTAAGTCTGTAGCTATAGCCCAGGCAAAGACAACAGCAGCTGGACTGCTTGCACCATACGATTGGTATGTTATCCGCAAGTCAGAAAAGTCTACAGCAATCCCAAGTTCAATTACTACATTCAGAGATGCAGTTCGCACCTCATGTGCAAACATAGAGACAGCAATCAATGCTGTTGATACACACGCTAAGTTTATGGCTCTGTATGATGATGAACTGAACTCTGACGGCACAGTCAAAACCGTTGCGGCAATCCGTAATTGGCCTGACCCTATCTAATTATCGAGACACATCATGGAGCCTATCACGACCGCGTTGGCGGCTGTTTCTGCTGCGTCAAACGCCATAGCATTTATCAAGGCTCGTATAAATGATGTTCAATCTGTTGCTGATATTTCAGACCAAATCGGCACACTGTTTAACGCACAGAAAAAGCTCAACGAGGAGCGCAACAAACAGGCTGGCGTTGGCGATATTACCTTTAAAGGCTCTATTGACGCGGTGCTTGAATCAAAGCGCCTAGCTGAAGAAATGCAACAAGTAGCAACCTTAATAAATATGCGCTGGCCAAAACCAGCTAATCAGCCAAGCACATGGCAGGAAATACTTGATCATCATAATAAGGCATTGCGAGAGCAAAAAGAGGCGCAAGCGCAAGCGAAGCGTGAGGCGGCTCGCAAAGCTCGCGAGCTTGAGGAAACGATTAAAGGCACGTTACTCGTCGCCGGTATCATTCTGGTAGTCTTGGCATTGTTTGCATTTTTGTTTGTCACTGTGGCTCAGAGCCAAGCTGAGGTGATTGTTTTATGACCGATTGGTGGAAAAGATACATACAGTTCAATCTTACGGCTCGGATAACAATGCTTGCTTGCGTTGTAATGTCATGGCGCTGTGCCGAATGGTTTATGAGCTTACCACCAGAGAATCAGAATATGGGGGCAACAACTTTTGTTTCGGTAATACTTGGAAGCATGACCGGTGTTTTCGGGCTGTATCTGGGACATGAGGCAAAGACAACCAGGACGCCGAAAGAATAATGTACCAAGCAATCGTCATAGCTTGCCTGATCGGCACAAGCGCGGTGCAGCGTGAGCAATGCACATACCTAGAAGCACAGAAATGGCACGACACAGAGCGCGCCTGTATGAGCCATGCGTTTGTATTGGCTGAGCGCGTACACATACACATGCGCGGATATAAAGCGGTGGGCTGGAGCTGCAAGGCGCTGCCCAAGGGAGTATTGTCAAGATGATACAGGCGTTGATCGGGCCTATAGCCTCACTGGCTGGCTCTTGGATGGAAAGCAAGGTTGAACAGACCAAGGCAAAAGGCAGGGTGGCTCAGGCGAAAGCTGAGGCCGAAGCTGAGGTAATGAAGGTAGCGGCCACGCATGAGGCCGGCTGGGAAAAGATCATGGCTCAGTCTAGCGACAACAGCTGGAAAGATGAAGCCTGGACTATCCTATTCATTGTCATCATTGCCATGTGTTTTATCCCGTTTACACAGCCCTATGTCGAGGATGGTTTTGCAGCTTTATCTCGCACACCTGATTGGTTTCAGTGGGCGATGTACGCCAGCATAGGCGCATCGTTTGGCATCCGGGGCATCAAAGGATTTCGTAAATGAAACTATCAAAAAACTTTTCACTAGCTGAAATGGTAAAGAGCCAGACAGCGCTCAGGAAAGGCATTGATAATACGCCTGATAGTTCTGCAATTGAGAACATGGAGAAGCTGTGTACGGCCATCCTACAGCCGATTAGGGATGCGTACAGCATACCATTTACAGTCAGCTCTGGGTATCGATGCCCGGAGTTGTGCATAGCGGTTGGCAGCAACATCCACAGTCAACACGCCAAGGGACAAGCCGCAGACTTTGAGATACCGGGCATTAGTAATATGCAACTCGCTGAGTGGATACGCGATCACTTGCCTTTCGACCAACTGATACTTGAGTGCTACACGGGCGGCAACACCGGCTGGGTTCACTGTTCGTATGTGCATGAGCCGCGCAAAGAAGTGCTGACCTATGATCGAGCCAACGGCTATCGGCACGGATTGATCGATGGCAGCAAAGCGTAAAAAGAAATCCGTAAACCTGTCAGTTGGCCGGGGCGAGAAGCGCTCGGTCAAGCAGGGCGGTGGGCTCACTGCAAAGGGCAGGGCGAAGTACAACCGGGCAACAGGCAGCAAATTAAAGGCGCCAGTCACCGGCAAGGTAAAGGCCGGCAGCAAAGCAGCTGCGCGGCGCAAGAGCTTTTGTGCCAGATCCAAGAGCTGGACGGGGCCGAGAGGCAAGGCTGCAAGACGCAGATGGAAATGTTAACCAAAGGAGACTGATCAATGCCGGGGCATTACGGAAAAGGAATGGGCGCCAAGAAAAAAAAGATGGGCAAGTTGACAGCAAAGCAAAAGACCCTGCCGAAATCTCTGCAATCTAAAATTATGAAGTCTAAAAAGAAAGGCAAGTGATATGGCGAAGCCCGGCCTTTATACAAACATTCATAAAAAACGTAAGCGCATAGCAGCCCAAAAAGCAGCTGGCAAAAAGCCCGAGCGTATGCGTAAGCCTGGTGCTGAAGGCGCGCCGACAGCTAAAGCATTTAGGCAATCAGCAAAAACCGCTAAAAAGCGCAGAGCATAACTCAGTGCCTAACGCTTAGGCACTCGCCAGTGCCTAACCAGTGCCAGACTACATGTCATTAGGTGGAATATAGCGTCATGGGGTTGACCCATAAGTGTCTGTGATATATCACTTGAGGATATAGCAAGACGCTTTCGAGCAGGTTCGAATCCTGTCGCGCTCACCATTCTTTATGGTGTTAAGCCACTGAAAGCATTAGCTTTTGGTGGCTTATTTTTTTGTCTCAGTGCCTAGCCAGTGCCTAGACATACGCAAAAAGTCGCGAGAGTAACGGGATTATCCCTTGAACTTGACGGAATACGTCACTATATAAGTAGTGTAACGTCAAGAAAAGGAGATAGACCAATGACTAAATCACGCTTAGTACAATCAAGAAGGGTCGCTGAAAAACTCAACAAGCGCGTTTATCTTAATCCAGCGGAACAGCAAGTCGCCTTTGATGCGATGCAGAGCGTTTATCTGCATCTCAAAAACCGCATCACCATTAGAAGTGTGATAGATACCAACACTGACTGGGATAAAATACCAGATGATCTAATGGATGTTGGTGAAGATTTCCGTCCGATATTCAGTGACAACAAATATTGGCCTGACGACTTTGATTGGATTTTGGAGCTGCAAGAAATGCACAGAAACATTGCATCAAAGAAACCAAGAAAAAAGGTGGCGGCTTAACAGCCGCCCGGAAGGGAGATAGTCATGGACATTGATATCAAACCATACAAGTCGCGCGCTAAAAAAGGTCTAGCGTCGTTTTGCGTAGACACAAGATACCTAGTTGCAAGCGGCAAGCGCGAGTTCTTTCACACAAAGCTAGAGGCTGAGCGGCACGTCGATAAGATCAAGGCAGAGCTGACACCAAGCACAGCAGCTGCATGGGACTGGGACTTTGATATGCTGTACAGCAATTTCATAGCCCACATCACAAGCCAGCATGACAAGGGTGACATGACCACGTCATCAAAGTCAGAAAAAGAGCGCGATGCCAAATTGTTTGTCGGTCTTACTCTCGACGGTAAACCTGTCGGGCAAAGCAAGGTGCGTGATCTTACAACCGGGCATATGCGGTTGCAGATTGTTGAGCAACTGCGGGTCGGTCGGGCTAAAAAGACTGTCGATAATATCCTCGGTTCGCTTAGATACTTTATGAGCTACTCTATTGATTCTGGTTGCCGCAACAGCAATCCAATGACTGATGTAAAAGGCAAGGGCGACAAAGCAAAGCCGGCAAAAGAGATCAAGCAGATACAGCCTGACGTGATTAACGCAATCATTGATGCAATGCCTGTTCACTGGGCTTTGCGCGCTAGGTTTTCTGCGACTACTGGTCTGCGTCAGGGCGAGCTGCGCGCGCTGACTTGGGCTGACATTGACTGGGGCAAGCCTGGCTATGTTCACGTCAACAAAGCCGTAAAGCACAACAGCACTGAGGTTGGTGCGCCCAAAACTAAGCGTGGCATACGCAAGGTTCCGCTACACCCGGACGTAAAACAGTCTTTGCAAGAACTGTATTTGTTGCTCGGCAGACCAGCTGATGACGCGCTAGTCTTTACTGGTAGATTCGGTGACCCGCTCGGCACAAATGTATTTGCTAAGGTGCTGGGTAAGGCGTGTGAGCAAGCTGGCGTTGGACGCATCAGGTGGCACGATCTGCGCCACTACTATGCCAGCCGTTTGCTGCAAAAGTTCGGCGCTGACTGGTGGACAATAACTAACCTGATGGGCCACGCTAGCATCAGTACAACAAGCGATGTTTACGGCCATTGGCTCGACGATAAAGATCGTGACGATAAGATTGCTGACGGTATAGCGGAAGCGTTCTAATCACATCCTACTCTTGACAGAATCAACTGTCGCCCAACTGACATATCGGAAGGGCGACAGTTTTTTACCGCGAGCTGCATTGATATAAGTGCGTGTGTTTCGGGCGTTTTCCCGCGTTGCTTTAAATGGCTCAATATCCAGCACCTGGTGCCGCAACCATTGCAGCTCTAGCTTGAACTCTTCTAGCGTCATATCTATAGCGTTACGCATTGTCGTCCACCAGCCTTATGTTGAACTTATCATCGAGCGTGGTGCGGCTTACATAGATAGCTTTGCCGGATCGTATAGTCGGAACCCCGGCGTTTTCTATGAGGCGCCTGGCGCGCTTGTATGCGGCATGGCTATCGTCATTAAAAAGATAAATAGCTGCTTCCGGCAGCGTCATAAGATTTTTGTCATCCATTTTTCGGCTCATTAGCTATCAGTGAGAATGTGGCTACTTTTGGAAACTGACGCACATCAGTCTCGCCCGGTATGCGGCGCGTAATGCTGATGCCCAGCTCGACGCCGGCTTCGAAGATCATGGCGTGGATCTCATCACAGATTTCCCGTTGTTCATCTGTCATTGGGGCAAAGCGCCGTGTCTCTTCGTTGAACTCAGTACGAAACTGAATAAAGGCCGAGCTTTGATATTCGACCGGGTTGCCATCATCGTCAGCCATTGCAATGTCCTGACGCAATTTAAATTTACTTCTACTAAAACCTGGCATCATCTTTCTCCTGTGTTTAATTCGTCATAACGCTCTTGATAATAATCGTTGAGCAATGCGTTTAGCTCCCGGTCAGCTTCAACCAGCTGATCCCGTTTCTGTTTTGTTTTGCGCGACCACAACAATAATTTTACTTTTGTTGCGTCACGCAGGATTACCATTTGTTCATTGACCCACTGCGACCAGATGTCTGGATCAAATGGTATTTCTTGTACTGTTGGGGTTGCTGGCTTATCGGCTTTGGGTTCATCAATCTCATCTGCCTCGCGTTCATCAACAATCTTGTCGTTACGCTTGGCCTTGTCGATTTCGTTGTCTGACGCAAACTCGCCGCCATGTATGCCAAGGTTTGCCAGAGCGCGCCCGTAGGCGCTTGTCTCTGTATTTTCTATGCAAGCCATTTTGTTGACCGGGTTGCTGCCGCGCAGCTCTTCAGCCCAGCCGGTGGCAACTACAAATCCGTCACGCGATCTGATGGTTGCTTTGATTACAACGCGCTTACCATCATCAACAACTATGTCTGATTCCATGCCCAGCTGGTCGCCAATGTGCTTGCGAAACACCTCGACACGCTGTGCGACTTGTGTGTATTTACCGCCGCCTTTGACCGTGACCTGATCCATTTCAGCCACCGCCGATTGTATTTTTATTATGTCAATCATCTCTGTTCCTCAAAAACTCAGCACCAGCTGGTGTGATTTGCCACACAACCTCTTGCCGGTTACGTTCATTTGGTTGTCGCTCGCCACTATCTTGTGCGAGCCCCATGTTTTGCAGCTCGGTCAGGCGAGGCTTGACGCTGTAGAGCCAGGCGTTCATTTTGTCAGCAACCTGACTACCAGTTAGGCCAGACGGGGCTGCGGCGAGGCTTTGCAGGGCTTTGAGCCGTAGTCCCGTTACCTTTGGTGCGATAAACTCAGCGGCCATCCGCTCAGTATCTTTGGCGTTTTTGTGAACCATTGGTGGTTGTGTGAAATCAAACTCTGGCTGGCTCATCATGCCGGGCTCCACCAGTTCGAATCGACAAACAAAATTGTCAAAATGAAATAGACCATGGCCATGAGAATGAGCCAGACGATGGTATTCACGCCTTCTAGAATCCATTGTTTCATGCTATCCCCCATAATGTTCTGGCTTCAGCCAGATAGGTTTCGGGTTCAGACCAGCAGATATTCGACCAGTCCGGCGAGA